CCCTCGATTTCGCCGGGGTAGGGGTCTCCCGTGACCGTGACCTTGATTCCATCAATATCCATGCTGCCTCCTGCAATATCCGCACACCTGGTCGCCCTCTGGCATCTCCTGCCCGCAATGGATGCACTGGTTGCACCGGCGTTCAGTTTTGTCCCCACCGTCCCGCTGAAAGCCGGTGGATGCTCGCACACTGTTATTTCCCGGTGGTATGTCAATCCGCATTTTCCCGCTAATGTGCCGAATGATGTTAGCGCCATCTGTCCCGCATTCCGCGCCACCTTTCCAACCCATGGCTCGGTTCCACACATCTTTTGCTTCATCGTCCTCAAGATAGGGCGTCGTTACAAAGCACGTTTCACACGCAACGCAAGTAAGCGTTTTAATCGGGTGAGGCAGGCGGGCCGGGATTGCTTTGCCCCCGCACCCGCAGGGCAACAGCCCGGTGCCGGGGTCGGGCTGTCTCTGTTGCTTCTCGCGCAGTGCGGCGATGGCCATGTTTATCGCCTCTTGCAGATTGTTTGCAGCATCCTCTATGGTTGCTGCCGCATTGTCACGTTCCACCTGTGTGTAATCTTTCATCTTTCTACCTCCATCAGGTGAGTTTGTTGATCCGGATATAGATGCCTGGTAGGTCGGCCCAGAATTTTTCGATGATCTCTTGTGCCACCTGGGCGTCGTCGTGCCAGAATCCAAGGGCGGTCATGCAGTCCTTTAGCAGCTTGTTAAGGTTGTCGGTATCAGGTCGGGAGGTGCGCCAGCTGCCATTCGTTTTGTCTTTGGCCGGGAAGCACCACTTCACCATCAGGCTCAGGGGGCCGTCCATGGGCTCCGGGGGCCTGTGGCCTGCCAGGTGTGCTGTCAGCTTGGCCCGGGCAGCCTTCACGGCTGCAGGCTCGTAGAAGCGGGGCTTACCGTTCACAACCTGGACCTGCTTCAGCTGGTGGGTGGCGGTGGGCGGGATCATGGGCATAAAGAACTCGATCATTTTCTGACCTCGTTTCTGCCGGGACATTTTTTCTTGTCATCGTGTGTGGGTGCCTGACACGCGCGGCGGAAGCATACGCCGCGTGTCAGGTCACCACGTGACGGCGCAGGCGGAAGAAAAATAAGGATTATAGGATATGTTTTTTTCTTCCGGCGGAAAGAAACTGAAATCGTGTTTTTTTCCGGGGTCATTTTCCATGGTGGAAAATAACTGAAATCGTGTTTTTTTCTTCCGTCGGAAAATTGGAAAATCATGTTTTTTTCCTCCTTACCGCATTTGGTTTTCCGGCACCTTGAGGCACTGATTCGAAGCCTCCATGCTCTCTGATTCTGCTGGCAACTGTTTTTGTTGTTACCCCCATGTACTCTGCAAGATCCTGTGTTGTGACCTCCTGGCCGTCAAATGCACAAGCCTCCCACGCGTTTTCGAAGCTGATTTTCCGCTCTTTTTTCTTTGCCTCCGAACCCTTGCGGGCGTCGATGCCTTTCTGCCAGGAAGGCTTGTTGCTCTCGGGCTCCAGGTCTGCCAGGCTGCCGGTCTCGTCTGATTTGTGGATGGGATAGTCAAACCACAGGTTCACAGGGTCAAACTGCGGGTATTCCCGGAGGGTGCCCTCCACGCGCCAGGCGGTGCGCCGCAGGGCCAGGGCTTGTGCGTCCTTGATGCTGTCCTTGAGTGCCTTGTACTGAGCGTCTGTGAGGGCTTCCTTGGCGTGCACCATCATCTGGGATGCGCTGAGCTGGTCATCCGGGCCAACCTTGTCCTCGAAGTATAGGGGTTCATGCCGCTGGATGGCAGCGATGCAGACGCTGCACGCGGCCCGGTCAGTAATCTGTTTTTTCAAGGCCCTGGTTAGCTCCAGTTCGGTCAGATCCAACAGGGCGTCAGGGTCCCTGGCAAAGACGCCGGATCCGCTGGCCCGGTCCATGCTGCGCTTCTGCCCCTGGTAGCCCTTGCTGTGGTGGTGGCAGTAAATGACAGCAGTGCCCAGCTCGGTGCAGATCTTGTCGAATTGGTTGGCGAAGTGTGCCATCTGGTCTGCGCTGTTTTCATCGCCGGTAATGACCTTGTAGATAGGGTCAATGATGACGGCGCTAAAGCCTTTTTTGGCAGCCCTGCGGATGAGCTTGGGTGCCAGCTTGTCCATGGGCACAGCCTTGCCGCGCAGGTTCCAGATGTCGATATTTTTGATGTGTGTGGGCTTCCAGCCCAGGGCAGTGTAGACGTCTCGGAAGCGGTGCAGGCAGCTGGCCCGGTCCAGTTCCAGGTTTACATACAGAACCCGGCCGCGAGCACATGGCCAGCCTATCCATCCCTTGCCCTCGGCAATGGCGATGCACAGCTCAATCAGCAGGTAGCTCTTTCCGGCCTTGCTGGGGCCTGCCAGCAGCATCTTGTGCCCCTGGCGCAGCACGCCATCAATCAGGGAAGGCGATAGGTCAGGCAGGTTGTCCCAGACCTCCGCCAGGCTTTCAGGTTCCGGCAGATCATCATTGACGCCCTCGATCCATTCGTGCCACTCCGCCCAGGAAGCTTTGCCGATGTTGGCGTCCACCAGGAATTGTTTGTGTCCGTTCCGGGTAACCCCGGGCATCCTGGACAGCCGGGAGGGGTTTTTGTTCTGTCGGTCGATGATGAAGCCATTCTTTTTGCAGACGTCGTATAGGTAATCGACCCGCTTGCGGTACTCGGTGTAATCAGTGGCCTCGATGCGGACAATGGCGTGGAGGCTCTTGCCGCCGCTGTGCACCAGGCACGCAATGGGCAGCTCCAGCTGCCGGAGGATGGCGTTTTGCTGGTCGATGGGCATGCTGTCGCTTTCCACCAGGGCATAACGGTATTCGGTGACATTTTCATTTTTGACGCCCTGGCCATCCAGGGGGTTGAAGCGGATCCAGGCGCCGACCTCAGGCTTGTAATCGCCCAGGACGCTGCCGATGTCACCATTGCAGCTGTTGAGGGCCTGGATGAGCTGGCCGGCGGTCCTGCCGTAGTTGCCCTTGGTGGGCAGATGACGGTCGTTCTCGGCGTCGTGCCAGCTCTGGGTGACATATCCTACAGTTTCTGCAGGCTCAAAGAGGGTGCTCAGGTAGGTCACCAACTGATGCACCGGGTTCCAGTCCTCGGGTTCCTGGACCTCCTGGCCCTCCACCCAGCCTTTGTCGATGATGACCAGGTCATCCTTGGCTCCGATGGTTGCGTCCCAGTCCAGGGCCCGGCTTTCCCGGCCGGCCTGTTCAGGGAGGGTTGCGCCCTGGTCGATGGCCAGCTGCACGATGGTACCGGCACTGATGCCATCACCCTGGAAGGAGGCCCATTTCTTAGGACACTCTCCGAACTTGTAGCGGGCGCTATCACGGGCGCTCCAGGCGTCCCAGGCGCTGACAGGGGCTCCGGCAGACTTGAGGGCCATGCCCACGTTCAGCCAGCCCTCATAGTCCACCTGGGCAGGGTCGATGCTGTTGACGACCTGGATCAGGTCTTGTGTTGTCTCGATCACTGTGCCCACCCCCATCCAATGGCGTCAGCCTGTGGCTCATGCTTTGGCGGCTTGTAGGTAGGCGGGTGGATGTCTTGGGGGATGCGCCAGCTGTTGCCGGCGATACGGTCGATGAGCTTCCGCGCCTGGTCAAACTGCCAGGTGCCCACGTGCTGGAAACCTCGGCTTTCGAGGAAGCGGATTTGCTTGGGGGTGGTCAGGCCTCGGACCCGACGGTTGTTCAGCCGGTTAATCAGCTTTTCGGCGTGGCCAGAGCTTTTGATTTCGTCCGGGAAGATGCCCATCTTTTCAAGGGCGCTCTTTTGCTTGGCGTTGACGGGCTGCATGTCCATGCCAAAGAGGGGCACGTAGTTGCTCAGGTCCTCGGCCTGGATGCTCATGGCAAACTGCAGGGGATCCACCAGCTTGCGCTTGCGGTGCTTCATTTCCTCAAGGGCCTTGGCCAGGGCTTCCTCGCGTTGGGCCACCACGTCCTGGGCGGCCAGCTCGGCAGCCTCCTCGATGTCCACCAGGGCGCCGGGCTCCTTTTCCAGGTTCTCGGTCATCTTCCTGGCCACTTCCTCGTTTTCGCAAATGAGGGCTGCCGGACGGCACAGGTCATGCCGGCTGGTCATCCACAGGAAGTCCGGTAGCAGCAGGTGGTCCTTGCCGGGGTGGATCCGGGTGCCACGACCTACGCACTGGGCATACAGGCTGCGGATCTTGGTAGGGCGCAGCATCACGATGCAGTCCACGTCCGGCTGGTCGTAGCCCTCGGTGAGCAGCATGGAATTGCACAGCACGTTGTATTTGTTATCAGCAAAGTCCTGAAGGATCTGGGCCCGGTCCTGGCTATCGCCGTTGACCTCGGCAGCCCGGAAGCCCCGGCTTTCCAGGATGTCCCGGAATTTCTGGGACGTCTTGATCAGTGGAAGGAAGACAATAGTCTTGCGGTCCATGCACACCTTGACCATCTCATCTGCAATGGCCTCCAGGTAGGGGTCCAGGGCGGTGCCCAGCTCGCCGGCGCTGTAGTCGCCTGCGCTCTGTTTGACGCCTGTGATGTCGATTTTCAGGGGGATGGTCAGGGCTTTGATGGGGCTCAGGTAGCCGTCACGGATGGCCTGGGGCAGGGTGTACTCATAGGCCAGGCTATCAAAGTAGGTGCCAAGGTCCCGGAGGTCGCCCCGGTCTGGGGTGGCGGTAACGCCTAAAACCTTGGCCTTGTCGAAGTATTGGAGGACGCGCTGGTAACTGTCGCTGATGGCATGGTGGGCCTCGTCCACGATGATGGCGCCAAAGTGGTCCGGCATAAACTGCTCAAGGCGTTTTTCCCGCATCAGGGTTTGGACGCTGCCTACCACCACCCGGTACCAGCTGTCCAGGCTGGTGTCCTGGGCCTTTTCCACAGCACAGCGCAGCCCGGTGGACAGCAGCAGCTTGTCAGCGGCCTGGTCCAGCAACTCGCCACGGTGGGCCAGCACCAGGACACGGTCGCCCTCGGCGACGCGCTCCTCGATGAGCTTTGAGAAGATAATGGTCTTGCCTGTCCCGGTGGGCAGGACCAGGAGGGTCTTGTCGACCCCCCGGTCCCACTCCGCCAGGATAGCCGACTTGGCCTCCTCCTGGTATTTGCGGAGCTGCACCATGTCACCAGCTCCCGGGAGTATAAGAAGGCTTTGAAGCTTCCTCAGGCTCGTAGAATCGGGTGATCTGGTTGCTTTCCATGGTCTGGCCATTGTTGCCGGTCCACTTGCGGATGCCCACCTTGCAGCGGCCTTTCTTTCCTACGCTGCCCTGGAAGTCCATCCTGAAGGGCTGGCCGTGCTTGCGCATGCCCACGGCGTTGAAGAAGGCGCAGATCATCCCCTCGGTCTTGGAGTGCAGGAACAGGTTGTGGTCCAGGGTGCTGGTTCGCTCGCCGTCGGTTACCTCAATTTTCATAATGGCTTTGTTGCAGGGATCAAGCTTGGCGCTCCCATCGTGCCAGGCTAGCTCGAAAGCTATGACGGTGAAGTTATAGTCGCCCTCCGGCAGGATGATGAACTCCTGGCCATCGTTCTCGATAGCGTCATCCCAATCCATGCCGGTATTGTTGTTAATGTAATCAGCCATGATAAAAATCCTCCTTTGTTAGTCGAGAACCGTGCGGTTCGCATTGATAAGGTTCAGAATCTGCGGCCAGTATTTGATAAGCCAGCCGGAGATAAATTTCTCGGTATAGCTGTCGATGGGCGCGTCAGCAGCATAGTGGCCTTTGTCTGCCACGACCTTCTGAAGCTCCGCATCCGCCACATTAGCCTCCGCCATGAGGGAGCGCAGACGGTCGATGGGCTTGCCCGCATTGACAGCAGGCTCGGAGTCTGTCTTGAAAAGGTGCGCGATATTCTTGAAGTCCAGGTCCATCTCCTCCGGCAGACTGTGACGGTTCTTTGCATCCCAGCACGGATGATGAGAGGTATAAATGACGCGCTTGCCGCCTTGTGCTTTCTTGGCGTTGGTCTCGGTCGTGACCACATAGGTCTTGTAATTAAGGAAGAGGAGCATATCGCACCATTCCTTAAGAAGCGGCGCGACCTGTTTTGAGAGCTTCATTTCCCATCTGTCGTAGGCTCCCTGTTCGTCGGGCTGCTCGAACTTGCGCATCTTGGCGTGAGCAGTAATGACCACGTTCTTGCCGGACGCAATGACGGCATCAAGCGCGGAAAACAGTCTGCCGAACTCCTCGGCGAGATAGGTGTAGCCCTTGCCGTAACCGAAACTCTCGATGGAGTTCTGCTTGTACTTCTGGCATACATGGGTAACGCAGAGTGCCTCCGCCCAATCCGCCGTATCCAAAACGAGCGTCTTGCAGACATTCGGATCGGCAGCGACCTCGTTCACGATGGTGAGCAGTTCCTCCCAGGACTGCGGCCTGTCGATACGGCGCACGTCCATGTGAGCCGTGCCGCC